AATTTTCTTTTCGTCTTCAGGTTGTTTCTCAATTAGCTTACGGAAATAGATGGTGAGTGGATTGTTTGGTTGATAGTGCTCGTATTCGCTACGATATGACTTTGATTTCTTTTTCACAAAGTTTACTTTTATTTAGTATTACTTTGCTTTGAATAGTATCCTTAAATAACGAGGTCCAGTATCAATTGCTGTTGTACCTCTAAATTGAAAATCAATCTCATACTTATGACCATTGACTATTGCTTGAAATCTTATGAAGTTATATTTTCTTACACCTTTCATAGCATAACCATAACTATCTTTTGTTAAACCTGATAATGTAATCTTATGATTTAAACCTTTTACTTTGTCAATATGATTATTACCATTTGCTATCTTTAATACTAATACAATATCTGGTCCTAAACATTGATTAAGTAAATCTTTAAATCTTCTTAATATCGCTGAGTAATTAGGAGTTTTAGTTGTTGCTCTAAAGTCTTTACCAAATGCTTGTCCCATTTTAAAACCATCAAAACCAAAGAACTCATTAATCATTGTTCTTGTTGCTGGTTGTGCTGACTTAAAGTAATTAATCACAGTTGCATTGTAGATATAAAACGATTTACTAAACTTTAATGATAGATGATGTAATACACGATTACCAGATAGTATATCTACATCAGATACTTTACCTTTAAAGTTATTGGTCACAGTCGCTTTATTAGCTGTAAAAGTAGGTGGTCTTCTTGTATTCGCAGCGCCCACACCTTTTGCTAGATAACGACTATCTTGTTTTAATCTTACAGTCTTTACAAGTTGTTCTATGGTATCAGGGTGTTGTAGGTCTTCATAGTCTGCACCTTTAAACCAATCATTTAAATCTTTGACTATTTGATGTTCAAACTTTACACCACCAGCACCTTTCGCAAATAGTGGTTTAAATACTAATACTTGTGCTGCTCCTGATACATCTAATTCAGTTGCTTTTTTACGAGGTTTATAAAGTATCTTATTTTTCTTAAAATACTCTTCAGTCTTTTCTTGTAATGTTGTTCTATCCGAACTTCTTACAAAGAGTTGCTTTCCCTTAACCTCAAACTTTGCCGCCTTATAGAAGTTTAATTTTTTTAACTGTTGTTCTAACATATAATCCTTTTACCATACTATTTAGAGAAAGTCAACCGAATAACTCGCTAATTTTTCGAGTCGCTGGCAGGTGGCACACTAACGGCTACAATAGATCAAAGAGATAATCCTTAAGCTTCTTGTACCAGTATTCCCCACTTTCTCTTAGCTGTTCATTTTGTATTCTTAATCGTTCTAGTTTCTTTACTAATATCTTTTTACGAAAACGTGTAAAGCCCTTGTTATTGTTTTCAACCTTATCTACAATAAAGTCAATGTCGGGACAAGTATAGTCGGGCACTTTAGGTGCTAAACGTTTGAGTCGCTTAAGTGTCTTTGAGTATTTTGACAATACAATACCTTTCTAGTATATGATGAAACAGTAATGTATGAGAAATCGTGTCGCTTCGCTTATATGTTGTAATACTATTTATTATTGTATAGTATATACTCTATGGTTCCCTGTGACCATTCTACATGGCTATGTATAAGAATTGAGACTTGAAGATAAATGCCATCCTTATAGAGTAAAAAACATACGAGAAAATTTTTAGATTCAAGTGCCAGCAATCTATATCAGATTTGCCACCCCTACAGATATACCTTAAAGTTGTTATTACATTTATAGATTAAGGTTGCTCTCCAGTTTTACATAGGCGTTTTTATATATGAGAGCTCTCTAAGGATTTAGGTCTATGGTTGCCCCTCTGTGGACTACGGCGCCAGTGGTATTGGAAGTCTTTGTTCCTTCTATTGTTTCTGATGTATTGCCGGCTACTTCAACGGTATAGTTGCCGCCGACCTTTAGATTGTAGTCACCGCCGGCGTTCATATTAATCTTGCCTTGTATTGTGTGTATATTGACATCGCCACTGTCCACTTGTATATTAATGGAAGCGCCGGCGCCTATCTGTATATCGTAATGGTTATTTTCTACTCCACTCTTATTGATATACAACTTGTGGCGGCCATCTATGGTAATATCTGATTGCCCTTGTATTTGTACTTGTTCTTTGTTGGATAGTAAACGGTAGCTCTCTCCTTTGATAATCTCCACCTTATTGCCGCTGGCGTCTATCTCATATGACGTTCCTGTTCTATGTCGTTGATGTATTCTTTCATTGCTCGTAGTGTCATCATATTCCATTATATGTCCACTTTCACTTTCATAGACATTGTTCTTTGGATAGCTGGCGTTGTATGGAATAGTCGGCTGGTCAAATGTGTCACCATCACTACTCGCCACTAAAGAGCCATCCGGATTACTGTATGCGTTAAAGTCAGCTGTGGCTATACCAGTAATACGAGTTGCCTTTCTTAATGTAAGCGATAGGTGCTCCAAGTCTTCATTGGCAACGGCTAATCGGTTGACATCAGGCTCATTCTTGTACTTTGGATAAACTCCAGCTGGATCATAGAAGCCACCAGCCTGTGACAACTCCGACGGTACTCCAGGCAGAGTGCCAAGTACAATCATTTCCTGTCTATCCATTCCATCACGGAAGTAGCCAAGGACCCAAGAGCCTTCAACTAATCCAGTGGCACTCTGCCCTAGCCCACTGATTCCAGCTGATGTAGATGGAAGCATACAGTGTGCCCACGGCAGGTCGGCTGTAGGAAGTATTGTAGTGTTGGACGTGTGGTGGCCAAGAGCTCTCACTCTTATTCTACCAGCTTTGTTTGGATCGTTCCTATCTTCTACTACACCAGTAAACCATAGAAAGCCATTGTGTCCTAAAAATTTCTCATTAACCATTTTATTTTTTCCGATATGCCTCTTGTTTTAAACAGCACGCTTTACGCTATTTAAGGCCATTTAATTAAACCCTACGCAAGGTGGCGTTTATCTCCTAATTCTATTACATAAACTCTTAATAGTCGCAAGATGGCCTTTAACTTTAAGTAAAAGTGGGTCTTTTACGTATGTCCAAGGGCTTTCTGCGGCTTCCGATGGTCCTTTAAAGAAAGACTTGATCTTGTTTCTTTCATTGGCCTCATCATTCGCTGTGGAGTAATCGTCTATGATTGTCTTAATTCGTTCTTTAATTTTCATAATTATTTTCTCGTTCATTTGTATTTATTCTTACCTTCATATGAGATATTATACCTCTCATCGCCAGCTACCATCATAACCATTCAAAAATTTAGCGACTCTTCTGCGGTTCTCCCATATGTTATATTGTTTCGTCCAAATGCGAGGTACTATATAATAATCCATCGTCCGCCTCGTTATTTGTAAATAAGTCGTATTGCTCTTCGGGATAATTTATGTTAAAACTATCTTTAACTAGTTCTAATACCATTGTATGACGCTTATTTAACGCTGAAACGTGGTGTCTAGCGGCATTTATTAAGTATCGACCAGATAGATATTTGTCTTTCGCCTCTTTATCCTCTTGCGATGTTCTACTAAAGTTTGGCATGGTAAATGTGACTATATCGCCTACTCTTACCTCTGAAAATCCTGGTATTGTAATCTCTAATACAAGACTATTTGTGGCTAGTTTTTGACTTATACGTTTTTGTAATATGTCTTTACTTGATGGTAATTCGTGTGTGTTATGTACTTTGGCTGTCTCTGATTGTAGAAATAATACACCTTCGTGTTTCATACCAAAGCTCTCTCCGTTGTCATAATTAAAGAAAGGGAGTATACCATTATCGTCTCTCTTATCACCCTTGGCGTCTTGTTCTAAATGATTTTGTTTCGCATACTCTACGTTGTAATCAAAATCAAACTCATTAAAAGTCTTGTTATATAAATCGTGTGTAATTAGTCTGCTAGAGTATGCACCGTAAGCTGTGTTGTTTAGTGTGTTGTATTGATTTAATACTTTAAAACTCTCAACAGCTTGTAGGTCATAAGTTGTTTTACCTTCGTCACCTTTTTTTAATATGTTCTTTACTTTTGGTGAGTAATGTGCCACAGGCTCTCTAGGTGTACCATTAGTTTTACAAAATAATCCCTCATATGATTTAAAATGAAATGCGTTAGCGTCTTCATAGAATACAAATCCACTGTTCTCAAAGTTCTTTGATCTAGCCACTTTACATAGTTGGTCAATCGCAGTTGATGGTTTTATTCTTGGCATGACAAATTTATGATTTGATCTTGTTTCTTCTACCAATACATTCTTTTTAGTCTTTAAAAAATTATTACTTATGTCAGCAATCATCTGTTCTATATTACCACTAAATGCTTTTGATATTCTTGTTTGATGATCTCTTATACCCTCTAGTGATATAAATTTAAGTTGATATATCTGTGAGTTTAAGCTAACTGCTTGTCTATTTTTTAGATTGTAAACAAACATTGGGTGACCTTTGTCAACGCCAAAGTCATAACCTACTGTTGTGTTAGGTGATCTAAAGAAAAACTCTATTCTTTCAAATCCTGTTAAAGGTAATGTTTGTATGACATTGGTAGCATCTGTTAATATCATATCGCCAGATAAAAACTTACTATCTAAACTCTCATAGATATTAAATTCTGTTATTAGATTTCTGATGTTTAATCTATTGGGTTGACCTAGTTCATTATTGGCATATGAGATTAGAAATACATCTGATAGCTCAAATGCTCCAGGTCTATCATTCTTTACTGGCATTAGTTCCTCACTAAATTATTAAATTCCTCTAAAAATGTCGTTAAGTATGCTGGATTTAATAAATTGATTGATCTCTTTTCATCTTGTAATCTTTGTTCAAACTCCCTATTAGAGACGCTTTGCGCCCCCGTAGCGTCACTGTTTACCTCTATCTTATGTGAGTAGTCATCTGGTCCTTGTCCAGATGTTCTACCACTTGATTGTGATACTTCGTAATGATGAATAGCATCTGGATTAGTATATTTGTCTGTAATAAATGTTTCAAAGTCTTGTTCACTCATAGGCCAATCATAATATGCATCTGTAATATTATTTGTCATTAATATAACCCAATGATACTGTGATGATCCAAAGTGTTTGAATGCTGTATCTTCTGGTCGTTCACCACTTGGTACATCATATTTGTCATATAAACTAATTTCATCTATAACTTTTTCTCTAACCTTAACACGAGTCATTAAATCTGTGACAAGTGTTTGATTACCATTGCCTTGTAAATCGTAATAGCCTTTTGAAAATTGTCTGAAATACATTAATGACCTGCCGCTATTGTTTCTTTAGTCATAATTTCTGTCTCGTTAAATGTCAATTCCATTTTAGTAAGCACAGGATGTGCGCCAGCATCATCACCTTTAAATGTTGTAAAAACACCTTCTGGCGAATAGTCAATACTCATATCTTTTAATACACATCTACTTATTTTAGGTATGTACATATTAGCGCCATCTTTATACATATATGTAATTTGAAACTCACTAGGCACTCTTAAAAAACCTTCACCTTCTTTTTCAGGCATCATATGAAACTTAAATAAGTTTATGATTTTTTGTACACTATCTTTTTCTTTTTCATCTTTAGGTGCAAACTCAAATGGAAAATTAAATGATCTCATAGGTACACCAGTGAATACCATTTCTGTATATGGATTAGCCAATTTACCTGTGTCTTTTGTGACAATCGCACCAAAACCTGGTAATGCTATATCCAAGGCAGCTACTGAAACAGCTCTTAAAAAACCTTCTCCTGCGTCACCTAGTTTTGCTAGTAGATCACCACCTTCAAATAAACCTCTTATTTGTTGTGCTAGACCTGTATCAACACCTTCATAAGATACGCTGTAATCAAATTTAGTTCCTGTTGGTGGTGTGTATAAGATTATACTATCTGATATTGAGTTATGGAAACTATCTTTTGTTGCCATACCCATATTTGGTTTTCTTAATAGTTGTTCACCCTTGGCTTGAAAACCTTGTGATTTTAATTTTGCTATTCTTTTCGTTTTATTATATTTTGTTTCACCAACTGTACCTATGGCTTCTGGATAAATCACACCTCCAGGTAATCTAACCTGTGTGTCTCTATGTTCAATAATATCAAATATTATATAATGTCCTTCACCTAAATTACTTGTCTCATTAGGATAATATACATTACCATAACTAAAAGGATTATGTAGTGGTTCCATATGAGCCACTGGACTTTTAGATAAATCTAATGGTGATTTACTAGCCAACTTCGCAGCTAGTTTCTTTGGTTGACCAAAGGCAGAAATCTTATTTGTAAAACCACTAATCAAATTAGTGGCTATCTTTTGTTTAATTATGTTTGAAACTTTGCTTGTAAAACTCATCTAAATATCCTTATGAGTATATTTATAACAAAATGAAGAAGTCTTATAAAGGTTTATATCGTCCTAGCAACCCAAAAAAGTATGTTGGTGATGTCACAAAAATAGTATATCGTTCATTATTAGAGCGTAAATTTATGTTATATTGTGACCGTAATCCTGATATAACATATTGGGCTAGTGAAGAATTAGCAATTAGATATTATAATCCACTTGATAAAAAGTACCATAGATACTATCCTGACTTCATAGTTCGTACAATCAAAGGTGATAAGATATTAATAGAGATTAAACCATCACGCCAAACCAAACCACCAAAGACACCTACAAAGAAGACAAGAGCATTCATGCGTTCTAGTTTTGAGTATATTAAGAATAGAGCGAAATGGAAAGCAGCAACACAATATGCTGATGATAATAATGCTAAGTTTAAATTGATTACTGAAAAAGATTTAGGTAGTTATTAAGCTGAAGCCATTTTGTGTGCCATTGCAAATGATTCTATATCATTGTTTTTAGCACCATTTAATCCACTACCATTGTAAGTATTATTATTAGTTGTTATCGCTGTTTGTTTGTTATCTACCACAGTATTATTTCCACCACTTGTACCATCTACAGGTTTTAATCCTGCTGGCACTTGTAAATTATTTCTATTTTTTTCGTCCATTAAATTACCAGATTTAATTATTTGACCATCAGAAGTAAGTGGTAAAATTTCTGTCTCACCTGTTTCAGAATTATATACTTGACCTGATGCAGGCGCAGGTTTACCATATTTTGCTTCATACATTTCATCATAACGAGGATCATCAGATTGTATGATTTCAGCATTTTCTNNTTGGTTAACTACAAATGATCTTCTCTGCTTTTTAGAAGACATATCACCTTCTTCAGCCACATCAGTACCACCAATATCCTCACCATAATCCTCTAATCCTGTCTTATCATCTTTACCAAAAAACTCTTGTGCCTTTTTTAACATTAAATATAAACCACCTAATGCCAATACAATTAATCCTGCAATCGCTAGATAAGGTAACATTGCCACTACACTAGCTTTTAATCCAGCGGCAAATAGTTTTAAACTTTTTATTAATCCACCAAATAAAGGTCTTAATAATTTCAATGGCTTTAACATTTGAGCGAAGCCTTGTCCTAGTTCTTTTATGGCTGTAAATGGCGCAGTCAAACCTTCTGTAAATGCACCAGCAACGTCTCTAATTTGATCTGGTATATATTCATCTGCGAAATTACTAGCGCCTTCACTAGCTCTTTGGAATATACCTGGTTGTTGTTCACCTCTATCACCTAATACTTCTTTTTCTTCGTCTCTCTCTTTTTTCTTTTCTTCTATCGCTTCATTTTGTAATGCTATTTCTTCTCTCTTTTTTTTAACCGCATTAGTTTTTAGTTTCTTATCTTCTTGTAATAACTTTCTATCTTTTTCTAATGCCTTTTCCATATCAGCAATACTTTTTTCAAGTAATCTTAAATTATCTTGCCTAGTTCTTATCTCAGCTTGTGATAATATTTTTATGTCACCTGACTTTTCTATTGTTGCTACGATATTCTTTTCTTTTAATTGTTGTATTTTTTGTTCTGATTTGATTAGTTTTTCTTCTCTCTTTGTTTGAAAGTTAGCAAGTTCTTTACTGTAGTCTTTTAAATCAATTCCTAGTTTTCGTACTAGTTTGTCTAACTTATCTAACGCAAGATTAAAAGTTCTTACACTACCACTCTGTAAGTCCTCTAATACTTCATCAACCATATCAGGCACACTAGGTATAACCGCTTTCGCAGCAGACTCCATAGATACTTTCGCACTCTTAAATACTGCTGTCGCTATGTCAGCTACAATCTCTTGTACTTGACCCTTATCTTGTGGATTATCTAGTGATGGTAATGCCATTATTTAAACCTTTTATTAATGTATTTGTAAATAGCATAAGCACCTAGTAAAACTACTATTGTACCTATTCCATCAAACCAACTTGTCTCGTTGATTACTGTTAATAAATCTGCTGTAACCCAATCCATTAGTCTTTGTTTTTAACCTTTGATGGTTTACCATTTACATATATTGCAAACCAACCAGCGCCTGCGCCAACTACTACTGACACTAACCCTGCTTGTGCGTTGTTAGGATTCTCTAGTGCCATAAACCAATTGATTACATCTAAAAATGCCCAACCATAAGCAAGCATTAATAATCTTGGTACTAGTCTCCAGTTTGACATCATTTCAGGTATCTCTACCTCTATGAAATGCCATAATTGTTTTATACCATATTTTATACCAGACCAGCCTGATCCTAGTATGTTTTTAATTTTTTGTATCATTTTTTATCTCGCCTTCTTTTTTCGTTTTCTTCTTTTATGTGATTTGTCAATAGTGTAACATAAACCTCTTTTTCCCACGGCATTAGATTATCTAACTCCGTCAATGAATATTTATGATGTTGCATAAGAGCAAAATTTGTTTCATAATAGGCCTCTAGGGTGGTATGGGAGAGGCTTACTGAAAAAAATCTTGTAAACCCTTTAAGGTTATTTTATTTTTAACCTTAGTTTTTGGGTTTTCTACTTCTACATCATGCCTTAAATGAGGCATCGTATCAAAAAACTTTTTAATCTTTTTAAATGCATCCTGTGATAGATTTTCTATAAATTCTTTTAGTTCTTTATTTGTACTATCTTTTGCTGGATAAGTCTTGTCACCCTCATAGATATGGTCAATACAATCTACAATAACATTAAATATTGTATCTATATTTTTCGTATCTATTTCAAACCCTACCTGACTTGATCCTATCGTTGGATAGTTTAAAACAATTCCTAATTTTCTTTCTTCATCTATCAAAACATTATTGTTATGTTCATCATCAACAATTACATTTATTTTTGATAAATCTACTTCTACTGGAGCCAAAGTTTCTTTATCGTCTGGACATAACACTCTAAATTTTGCTATCTCACCTACTGATTTTGCTCTAACTTGTAGTAGTATATACTCTAAATCAAACATAGGTAGACTTTCTATGTTTAGTTTTTCAAATGTACAAGCATTTAAAACATTTTTAATTGCTGTTACTATTTCTGCATTTTCTTTTGATTCCATTGCCATCATCAAAACCTTTTCTTCTTTGACTAGGAATGGTCTATATTGTACTTTAACATCTTGTGATGGTAATGTCAATTCATATCTTGGTGTCTCAATTGTTGGTAACGCCATTATATCTCCTTATTATATTAAATATTTAACGGTGGTATTCTAAATGGTGGGAATACTCTACCACCTGTCACTCTACCTATAGGTGCTTTTCTTCTCAATTCATTCAATACGTCTCGTCCTGCTCTTCTTATTTCTGGTGGTAACATACTAATTAATCCACCAAACACACCACCAGCTCTTTTTACTGTTGGTTGTTTGAAATCTCCTTGTCCTAATTCTATACTTCCTGCTCTGTCTAAAAAGTAATTAACCCAGTATCTAAAACTAAATGTTACTGTAAATGTTTGTACTTCATTCGCATCGTGGCTAAATGTTACTTCACTGATTGTTTTTGGATAACACTCAAATAATCTTACTCCATAAGTTATGTCGTCTCTTTCGTCTCTACTAGCAAACTGACCTAAAGCAAATATGTCTAGTGGCGCAACATAATCATTATAGTAATTCATATTGTGTGTTGAGTTACTAAATGCTGCTTTTTGCCACATTTCAAAAAATGTTCTTTCTCTCATAAATTTATCTGTGTAAAATGTAGCTGTAATCTCTGGTGAGGTATAATCGTAAACAAATTTTCTTGTAGGACCATTGTGTCTAATTTCTTTTTGTACACCTTCTCTACTAGGCATCGCAATCGCAGAACAAAATGCTTGTACTCGTCTTTTGTTTTGATCCTGGTTCATTGCTCGTAATTGAGACCTACTAGAAAAACCTTGTGCTTCCTCATCACCTAATGTTTGACCATATGATGTTCCTGATGCTGCTGTTGTAACACCATTTGGTAAAGTAAAGTTCACATAGAACCTAGCTTTTCTTTGAAAGCCTTCTGCCTCATTAACCATGGCTTGAAATCTACCTAATGTAGATTCTGGATTACCACCAGCTTTTTGTCTTAATCGTGGATCAGATTGTACGTCATCTAATGAGCGATCACGTGGCAGCCCAATTCGTATATCGTATCCACCAATTCTTTTACCTCCCCTTAAAATAGCCATTACTTGTCCTTACATTGACATCTTTTGCCAAATAGTTTTTCTATTAGTTTATTCCAAAGTTTTTTCATCTTTTATCTTTCCATGCTTCTGGACATATTTTTTTCATTGCTTCTATAATTTCTTCTATTGTATATGTCATTAATATGGTTGTCCTTTTCTAAATTGTTGCACTGGTAACATAACAGCTAATGCTGCCTCATCAAAATCAACTCTTAAAAAACTTGACCTTACATGCCCATACAAATATTTTTTAATCATATTTTTAGTTATACGAACATTCTTAATACCATCATATGTTGCATCTATTCTTGTATTTGCATTCATACCACCTGTGGCAAATCTTTGTAAATTATTTAACAAACTAACTCTTTGAACAGGTCTTATATAGTGAAAGTTCAAACCCATAAATCCACCAGGTATTGTCTCTAAAGGTAATACAAGTGGAAATCTATCATACAAAGGTAATACCTTCTTATATTTAGGGTCATAAAAGAAGAAGTTTAATCTTCCTTTACTAGGAATACCATTTAATTTACCTGATCTCATTAACTTAGCCGCCGTAATACTATCAGATAAATTAGCCACGTTTTTTCTATACCATTCAACACTCTTACGAATGCCACCTTGTTGTGTTTTGATAGGGTCTAGTATTGATATAGCCATTTGCTAATATTTATATAAAAAAGGCGCCCTTTTCAGAGCGCCTTTCAAAGTTATTGATGTGAGAGAGAATTACTCCTCTTCTGCCAATTTACTAAAGTAGGATAACGTGTCGTCATCATCACTAGCAGATGGAGTTACATCATTACTTTTCGCAACTGTACTGCCGTTTTTAGGCGGGAGGTCTGTTTTATCAGCAGTTTGTGCGCTTCGTACACCTGTAATTGTCCTATTCAGTTTCTCTTTGAGTTCGTCATAGGTTTTAAAATTATCGGGTGCAAGAAATGGTTTTAGAGGGTGTTGAGAAGACCATAATGTTTTAATATCTTCGTCACTCTCTTTAATTTGTGATACGCCCTCAAACTCGGACTTATCATAGTTCCAGTAACCATCAACTTTTCTAATTTTTAGTTTAAAGCTTGCGCCTTTCCAAAAATCAAATGGATTGATTGGTTTCTCATCTTCAAACGCAGGTTGCATAGCTTCTGTAATCTTATCAAAAATCTTTTTACCAAATTTAAATAAGAAAGTTTTACCTTCGTTCTCTGGATGCTTAGGATCAGATACCACTAGAATATTTGAGTAGTAAGATAATTTTCTTTTTCTCTTTCTAGCAATCTCTTTATCACTATCTAAACCAGTATTCCAAAGTCTTGTGTTTTCTTCTGACACAGGATCTTTTTGGCCTAGTGTTGTTAGTGAGTTCTCAATATACCAACCACCTACATCTTGGAATGCATGTGACCATACTCTTTGCCAAGGTAAGTCTTCACCTTCTGGCGCTGGTAAAAATCTAATTACAGCAAAACCATTTCCAGTTTTATCTAGTTCTGGTTTC